TGAAAGAACTTTTGATGCAAGTGATTCTAGTGTAGTTAATTTGACTAGCAATTCTATTACAATTCCAAATCACTTCTACGTAAATGGAGAGAAAATAGAATACTTCTGTGCAGGTATTGGAATTACTCAATCTATAGGAATAGCTCAAACAACATTTCCTTCTACAGGAGTCACAACAGCATTATTGCCACAGACTGGATTGTTTGTGGTTAAAGTTAATGACAATACTATCAATCTAGCTAGAAGCGCAGAAGATGCATTAAGATCAATTCCAAAAGTTCTTGATCTTACATCTGTTGGTGTTGGTGTGGCACATACATTTACATCTACAAATCAAAATCCAAAAGTATTAGTTGCGATTGATAACTTGATACAATCCCCAGTTGTTTCTACTGCTGTCACAACTACTTTGGCAGATCAAGTAGTTACTACTGACGAAGATGTAAAATTTGCTGGAATAACTTCATTCTTTGGTGGAGATTTAATTAAAATTGGTGATGAGATTATGAAAATTGAAGGTGTAGGTATTGGTACTACAAATTCTATTAAAGTCCGTAGAGGATGGATGGGAACAAATATTCTTTCTGGACTCTCGACGGGAGATTTAGTAACAAAAATTGTTGGAAACTATAATATTGTAAAGAATACTCTCAACTTTAGTGAAGCACCGTTTGGAAATACTCCAATTGGAAATCCTACAAATCAACCAGATGAAAGAGATTATGCTGGAATAACTACAAGTTCAACTTTCCAAGGTAGAACTTTCCAAAGAAGTGCTGCAGATAACACAACTAATGATCCCTATTATAAAAATTATGTATTTGACGACATATCGAATCAATTTAATGGGATAAGAAATGAGTTTACTTTAAAATCCAATGGTTCTGATATTACTGGAATTAATAATGAAGGTGCGATTATATTAATTAATGATATATTCCAAACTCCTGGAAACTTAAATAATTACACTTTATCAGAGAATGCGGGGATATCTTCAGTATCCTTCGTAGGATCTGCAAGAACTATAACATCTGATGTCGGCATCAGTAGTTTCCCTAAAGGTGGAATAATTGTTTCTGTTGGATCAGAAGCAGGACTTGGTTATCAACCTTTAGTTTCTGCAGGAGGAACTGCAGTAGTCTCTACTGCAGGAACTATCACATCAGTATCTATTGGTAATAGTGGGTCTGGATACAGATCTGGTATTCAAACTGTCAATGTAAGTGTTGGCACTTCTAGCGTCTCTGAATCAAATCTGTTTAAAGTTGGAACTGCATCTATCAGTAATGGAAATGTGGTCAACATAACAATCACTAATCCGGGAAGTGGGTATACATCTTCAAATCCCCCATTTGTAGTGTTTGATGATCCACTTTCATATTCAGGAATCGCTCTGACTCATACCTCTGGTTCAGCTGGAATAGGAAGTGCTGAAATACTGGGTATGGATATGGTAATGGTGACATATTAACGATACCTACTGGGGGATCTACAGGAATTCCAACATCCTCTTCTTTTGTTGCATCAAATCAATTTGAATTAACCATTGAAAAAGTTATTAACGATGAATTTACTGGTTGGTCTTTGGGTGTTATAGAAACTCTTGACGATGTATCAAATTATATTGATGGAATCAGAATAGACTTCCCATTATTAAGATCTGGAATTCCAATATCTATTCTTAAGTCTAAAGGTTCTAAGATTGAACTTGATCAATTACTTTTAGTTTTTGTTAATGGAATACTTCAAATTCCTGGATCATCTTATATTTTTGATGGTGGAACTCAAATAAGGTTTACAGAACCTTTAAAAATTGGTGACACACTTAAAATTAATTTTTATAAAGGAAGTGGAGATGACTTGGATATTATTGATAGAGAAACTATTGAAACAATAAAATATGGAGACTCTGTTGAGTTAAATTATGATCCAGATAGAAATCAGGAATCATATTTACAAGAAAATCCCAGAACAATAAGTACTGTTTCAAGTGTTAATTCTTCTAAAACTCTTCCATATTTTGGACCAGGAACAACTAGAGATACTACTCTAGAAAGATCAATTACTTGGTGTAGACAAACTGAAGATAAAATTATCAATGGACAAGAAGTTGGTAAGGATAGAGAGATTTATGAACCAGTTATTAATCCAACAGCAAATATTATTAATAGTGTTGGTATAGGATCAACCGTAATATATGTTGATAGACTAAGACCTTTATTTGATCTCAATAATGAGAATGCAGATTCTAATGTTAGAGAATCATATAGAAAGCAGATTACATTACTGTCCCCTGAGACTACTGTAGGTGCCTCTGCAACTGCTGTTGTATCTATTGCGGGTACGATTGCTTCAATTACCATAAACAACGGTGGAGTTGGTTATTCGACGGCACCAGATGTTAGTGTTGGTATAGGGTCTACTACAGCAACAGCAATATCAACAATCACTAATGGAGTTGTTACTGGAGTTACTATCGTCAATCCTGGTGCTGGATACACTCAAACCAACCCACCATTAGTTCTTATTGGACCTCCGGTAAAACAAACCGAAACAAATGATGTATTAAATTCTCAATATTTTGGTGATTCTGGTGTAGTTGTTGGACTTGGAACAACATCTGTAGGTGTTGGATCGACAGGAATGATGTTCCATCTTCACATTCCATTAACTTCTGAAATGAGAAATACTGACTTAGTGGGAACTGCAGTGACCTTAAGTGGAATATCTACTGGAGATTACTTTATTGTAAGAAATTCTAATCTTGGAGCAGCAACTACAAGTGTAACTTCTCTTGGAACAGATAATTCCACAATTATTGGAATTGGATCTGAGTTTATTGATAATGTATATGTTGTCAACTCTTCAGAATTAATAACTCAAAATATTTCTGGAATCAATACAACAGTTGTTAAAGTAACTGTAAATACTAACATTAATCCCAATGGAGTTCTAGGATTCTCAACTGGGGCATTCCTTGGCGAATATTCTTGGGGTAAGGTTATTTTAAATGGAAGAACCAAAGATCTTTCATATCCAGCAAATACTTTGTCTGGAATTGGAACAAATGAATTTACTGGAATATCAACTTCCTCTAAACTTTATAGAACCAAGTATATAAGGTTTAAAAAATTCACATGATTATCTGTAATAAATAATAAAAAAGTCTGTCAAAATGGCTGCCATTATAACTGATCAAGTTAGAATATTAAACGCAAAGAATTTTGTTGCAGGAATTGCAAATAATAGCAATTCCTATTATTCTTTTGTTGGTCTCCCAAATCCAACTGATTATTCTACCACCTGGAATGATTCTCCACCCGCACCAAAAGACAATTTTGATGAGGAGAATGATTACTGGGACACAATGATTGCCCTTAAAAAAATTAATGTCACTGATGTTAGGCAAGTTGTTCCAAAAAGAACTTGGTCTTCGGGAACTACTTATGATATGTATCGCCATGACTATAGTAGAACCAAAACTGCATCTGTTTCTGGATCTACAAACTTATACAACTCAAATTTTTATGTTGTAAATAGTGATTTTAGAGTTTACATTTGCCTACAAAATGGAACTAACCCAGAGAATACACTTGGCAGACCTTCTCTAGATGAACCAACATTTGTTGATTTAGAACCAAAATTAGCTGGAACTAGTGGTGATGGGTATGTTTGGAAATATCTATACACCATCAAACCAGCAGATATTGTCAAATTTGATTCTACACAATTTCTACCAGTTCCCAATGATTGGAGCACTAGTAACGATACTTCTTTAGTTAGAGAAAATGCTGTAAATGGATCTATTAAAATTGTAACAATAAAAAATCGTGGAGTTGGATTAGGCACAGCAAATAGTACATATACCAGAGTTCCTATTGAAGGAGATGGATCTGGTGCAGAATGCACTATCACTATTGATGGAGATTCAAAAATTGAAACTATTGACATATCTTCTCAAGGATCTGGATATACTTTTGGAACAGTTGATTTTGAATCTGGTGGAGTTCCGGTTGGAACAACTAGACCAGATTTTGATGTTATTATAACTCCACAAGGTGGACATGGTGCAGACATCTATAGAGAACTTGGTGCCTATAGTGTATTGCTATATTCTAGAATTGAGAATGATAATGAAAACCCAGACTTTATAACAGGTAACCAATTTTCAAGAATTGGAATTATACAAAATCCAGATTCTCCATCTGGAGGATCCATTTTAAATATTGATAAAGCAAGTGCAGTAACTGCATTAAAACTTACTGGAGTTGGTTATAGTTCAGCAACCTTTACTGCAGATTCTTTTGTAACACAAACAGTAGGTACTGGGGAAACTTCTGTAGGTAGAGTTGTTAGTTATGATCAAAATACGGGAGTTTTAAAACTGTGGCAAGATAGAACTGTCGCAGGATTTACAACAGCAGGAATTGGTCAAACAAATCCAACATATGGATACTCGCTTAAAGAATTTACAGGAGTTCCATCCGGAGGTGGAAATCTTACAATTACTCCAAGTACTGGATTACAATTGAGTATTGATGACACTTTTAGTGATAATAAAACCACGATAAATAATCGTACATATTATCTTGGAATGGATTTTAGTAGCGGTGTTGCTTCTCCAGAGGTAAGACAGCATTCTGGAAATATTATATACGTAGATAATAGACCATCTATAACAAGATCGTCAAATCAAAAAGAAGACATAAAAGTTATCTTGCAGTTCTAAAGAATTATGCCACAACAAACGAACCTCAATGTAGCTCCCTACTTTGATGATTTTGATCCCACAAATGATTACCAAAAAGTACTTTTTAAACCCGGATATCCTGTCCAGGCAAGAGAACTAACTACTTTACAATCGATTCTGCAGAATCAAGTAGAAAAATTTGGACAACACTTTTTTAAAGAAGGTGCAAAAGTAATTCCTGGTAATATTGGATATTCTCAACTATATTATGCGGTTCAATTGGCAAATACTTTCCAAGGTGTTCCTGTTGAAGCATATGTAGATCAATTAGTTGGAACAACAATTACTGGCCAGACTTCTGGAGTAACTGCAGTTGTTGATAATATTTTATCATCCCAAGATTCGGAAAGAGGTTCTGTAACTCTTTATGTTTCATATTCGGGATCATCTAGATTAGATAATACTACTCAAACTTTTTCTGATGGGGAATCTTTAACATGTAATCAGGTTATTAGTTCTGGATTACTTGGTAATTCTACTATTTCTTCAGGAACACCCTTTGCAAATACAATATCCAGTGAGGCATCTTCAACTGGATCAGTATTTCAAATTGAAGAGGGTGTATATTTTATACGTGGGTATTTTGTAAATGTAAATAAAGAATCGTTAATATTAGATCAATATTCAAATAGACCCAGTTATAGAGTAGGTTTGTTTGTATCTGAAGAGATTATAAATGCAAATGCAGATGAATCTCTTACTGACAATTCTCAAGGATTTAATAATTACGGAGCTCCTGGGGCAGATAGACTACAAATTTCAGTAAGTTTATTTAAAAAATCTATTGATGATTTTAATGATGATAATTTTGTAGAATTAGCAACGATTGTAAATGGAGATTTAAAAGTTTCACCATCTAAAAGTGGTTCTTCAAGAGCAAATGGTGCAATTTTTCATAGCGATTTAACCGATGTTTTAGCGAGAAGAACTTTTGATGAAAGTGGTCATTATATTGTAAAACCATTTAATGTTTCGATTGTAAATTCATTAAACGATAATTTAGGAAATCGGGGTTTATATGAACCTGGACAGTTTACTCCAGGGGGAACTGCTGCTAATGCAGACTTGGCTTTGTGTAGACTTTCCCCAGGAAAAGCATATGTAAAGGGATATGAAATTGAAACAACCAGTAACACTATTATTGATGTACCAAAACCAAGAACTACTAAAACTATAGAAAATCAGTTTATAAATTATAATACAGGACCAACTCTCAAATTAAATAGTGTTTATAGGTCTCCAACTGTAGGAGTGGGAAATACTTTTATATTGAGTTTGAGAGACGAAAGAGTTGGTGTAAACTCGGAAACAGCACCTGGAAAAGAAATTGGTTTTGCTAGAGTATTTGATTTTAGATTAGAATCTGGATCATACAATTCAGCATTACCAGATGATAATGAGTGGGGTATGTCAATGTATGACATACAACCATTTACTGAAATTGAAGTTAATGAATCAATAAGTCTAACAATTCCTTCATATGTTGAAGGTAGTAATAGTGGAGCTACTGCATTTTTAAGAAGTCCTGTTGTAGGAACAGCTTTGACTGTTTATGACAAAAAAGGGGAATTTATTAAAAATGAAACTCTAGTTTTTAGAAGTGGAATTTCTACGCAATCAATTGCGGTTAATAGAGTAGCAAAAACTATAACACCATATGGCATTTCAAACGTAAAATCTGTATATTCAAATACCGGTATTGCAGCTGATCCAGACAATCAAGAAAATATAGTTGGAATCAATACTTTTAGTGCAAACGTAGTGCAGACACCCTCTGCTACTATAGGTATTGCATCAGTAACTGCATTATCTGATGGAATAAGCACAGTAACTAGTTCTAATAAACTATTTCCCGGAAATATAAAGGCAAATAGTCTATTACAATATTCTGATATTTCTATATCGGATGATCCAATTACTGCCAAAGTAGTATCTGTGGGATCATCTCATATCACAGTGACTGGAGTTACTACCGTAACTGGAGTTGTTAATGGAAAACTTCCAGAAAATAATTTTACAACATCAGATCTAGAACTACTTACAACACAATTAGATGTATCTTCAGATAATACATTATTTACGATACTGCCAAAACAAAATATCGCAGCAGTAAATTTAACTGATGCCGAAATACATATAAGAAAAACCTTTACTGTCACTATTGCAAATAATCAATTAGATTCTACAAGTCTTTTAACTGTAACTTTACCGGAGGGTGAAACTTACTTGTCATATTCTGATGAGAGATATACTCTTATTAGATCAGATGGAGTTACGGAATCTTTGTCTGCAGATAAATTTCAATTCTCTTCTGATCTTAGAGAAGTTCAAATTAGAAATTTGGGAACTGATAATCAAGATGCACAACTTATTGTTACGGCTAAAAAATCAAATATAAAATCCAAGAAAAAAATTAAAAATAGAGTTAGAACTTTAGTAGTTGATAAATCTATAAATCCAGCATCTGGAATCGGTTCAACAACTCTTAATGACGGACTATCTTATGGTGATTATGCATTTGGAACTAGAGTCCAAGATAATCTAATCTCTTTAAACACTCCAGATGTTATTCGAATTCATGGAATATATGAGACATCAGATGCTTCATTAATTGATACAGACTTTGGATCTCCTGAGATGTCTTTAACTCAACTCAATGGACCAACTGCCAGTACTGGTGATATGATCATTGGTGAATTGTTAGTTGGTCAAACAAGTGGAGCAGTCGCAGTATTTGGTGAAGTTAAAAATTCTAGTGATTTAAGGTATCTTCCCAAAAACAATTTCAAATTTATTGAAGGGGAAGTTGTAGTTTTCCAAGAATCGTTAATACAGGGAGTAATTTCTTCTTTAAATACAACATCATTTAACATTGCGTCAAATTATACTTTTGCTTCTGGTCAAAGAAACACAACGTATAATTATGGATCTTTAACAAGAAAATCTGATTCAAATTCACCAAAGAATAAGATAAAAATTTATTATAAGAGCGCATCTTTTGATCCTTCTGACGATGGGGATATTGTCACTGTAGAATCCTATAATGATTTTAATTATTCAACTGAAGTTAAAACATTTAATGGTGTATTAAATACCGATCTTATAGATTTAAGACCAAGAGTTAGTGATTATACTGTAACAACTTCTTCCAGATCTCCTTTAGAATTTCTTGGTAGATCATTTAATGGTTTGGGAAATTCTATCCCCAATATTCTAGCATCCGATGAAACTATTTTTCTAGATTTTTCATATTATCAAGGAAGAGTTGATAGATTATTTTTAAATAAAGATGGAGCATTCCAATTTAAATTAGGAGTTCCTTCAGACGATCCAAATAAATCTAAACCAGGATTAGTTGATAGTGCTATTGAAATTGCAGAAATTCGTTATCCTCCTTATCTTCACAATACGCAGCAGGCATCTGTAAAGTTCCTGAAGTATAAGAGATTCCAGATGAAGGATATCAAGAAATTAGAAGATCGTATAAGAAGTTTAGAGTATTATACACAACTTTCTCTACTTGAGGCAAATACAGCAAATCAGTTTATTAGTGATGCTAATGGTCTCAACAGATTTAAATCAGGATTCTTTGTTGATAATTTTACATCTGTCTCAACCCAAGATTTAAAACTTGGTCAGCGTAATAGTATTGACCAAACAGGTCAAATACTTAGACCAAAACATATTACAAATGCACCTACTTTAATAACTGGACCAGTTGTTGATGTCGATTCAACTGCAGATCAAAAAACTTCTGAAATAGAAGGTGTTAATGTTAGAAAGCAAGGTGATGATACTGTTACTTTGGAATATAGTGAAATTGAATGGAAAAGTCAAGTTTATGCAACTAGAACTGAAAGTGTAACACCGTTCCTTATTAGTTTTTGGCAAGGAACCATAACATTATCACCATCTTCGGATAATTGGGTTACCACAACTAAAATGGAAGCAAAAACAATTGATTCTATTGGTAACTATAGTCAGATTATGTCTGAGTATAACGAGAAATATGAAATTGATCCAGAAACTGGTTTTGCTTCATCAATATGGAATTCTTGGGAACAGAACTGGTCTGGAGTTACCGAAGTTGTTCCTGATGTAAAAGTTGACCAAGATACAACAACTGGTGCTGTCTACGGAAGAGATGGATGGATTAATGGTGGTAGTGGTGTTGCAAAATGGGTTCAAGATACCACTACTCAAACGTTTGAGCAAGATGTTAATGAGACTGTTGAATATGGCAAAATGAAAAGATCTGGAACGCGACCTGAAGTTATTGAAACTTATGAAAAAGTAGAACTTGGAGAAAAAGTCGTAAGTACAGAGATTGGTACAGTTGTTAGATCTAGAAATGTTGAGTTTTATTCAGAAAATCTAAAACCAAGCACACGGATTTATGCATTCCTTGATGGAAAAGATGTCACAAAGTTTTGCGTTCCAAAACTAATTGAGATTTCTATGACATCTGGAACATTTGAGATTGGAGAAACTGTAGAGGGTAGGACTCTTTCTATTGGATTAAGTGAGGAAGGAAAAAATACTGATCCTAAAATTGATTTTAGAGTAGCACAATCAAATCATAGAAAAGGTGATTATGACTCGCCAACTCAAGTTTATCCAGATAATCCTTATGTAGAGGGAGGCACAATTCCAGAATTATATTCATCAACTTCTACAATTTTAAATGTAGATACTTATTCTCTTTCAAATCTACCACAAGGAGAGTTCTTTGGTTATATTCAAACTGGAATGGTTCTAACTGGAAAAACTAGCGGTGCAGAAGCAAAGGTAACTGATGTTAGATTGATTAGTGACACATCTTCAGCTTTAGTTGGAAGTTTGTTCATTCCAGATCCTAATAATGGTGATAATCCTCAATTTGAATGTGGAACTAATATATTCACATTAACAAATGATCCGGAAAATGATCAAAATGCTGCAACAACAATTGGTGAGCAAGCATACCCAACTTCAGGTCTTTTGGAAACAGTTCAAGATCAAATTCTATCAATCAGAAATGCAAGTATTGAAAATAGACAGGTATTTCAAGAGGGTGAAGACATTCAACGAGTTTTGGATATTGAATTTATTGGAGAACCAAGAAATGTTGGCGAACCAGTTGTAACTGAGACTATCGTTGGATATTATGACCCGTTGGCACAATCGTTCTTCGTTGATCAAAAAGTTGATGGGGAGGGTGTATTTATAACAAAATGTGATCTTTTCTTCCGCACAAAGGATGATGATGACACTCCTCTTAGATTTCAGATTAGAACAATGAAGGATGGTTTTCCAACTCCTAAGTATCTAAATCAAGTAGTTCTTTATCCAGATGACATTAATACTTCTACTGATGGTTCTGTAGCGACTACAGTTCAATTTCCTCCACTATTTCTTGAAAGTGGGAACGAATTTGCAATTTGTTTAATATCCAACTCTAAGAAATATAGCGTTTATATTTCTAGAGTTGGTGAAAATGATGTCCTTACGGATACATATGTTTCAGATCAACCGTCACTTGGATCTCTATTTAAATCTCAAAATGCTCGCACATGGGAAGCAAGTCAATGGGAAGATCTCAAATACACTCTTTATAGAGCAGACTTTGTAGAATCTGGAACTATTGATCTGTATAATCCAGAACTTTCAGAAGGTAATCAAAGTATTGCAAGTTTGATGGAAAATCCATTAAATATTTCTTCTAAAGAAATTCGTGTAGGACTTGGGACAACAATAGCAGATAATCGTTATGTTATGGGTAATACTTTCTCTCAAGTTAGTAATACTACGACAACTGGAGATCTTGTTGGAGTTGCTGCAAGTGCCACAGGAACTATGACTATCACAAATCCGGGAATAGGATATACACCAGCAGATGGATCAACAACTTTCTCTGGAGTCAATCTAGTTACAATTTCTGGATCAGGATCTGGTGCAGTTGCTGATGTTTCTATTCAAGATGGTGTTGCTATAGCAGCGACAATTAGTGGAAATGGTGGAAATGGTTATGAAGTTGGTGATGTAGTTTCAATTGATACTATCGGTGCTGCTAATGTTGGAAGAAATGCTAGATTCACTTTAACTTCTATAGGTCACACATCACAATTGATATTTAATAATGTTCAGGGAGATTTTGTAACTGGTGCTGGAGGTACATTAACCTTCTTTGATAGCACTGGTGTTCTTAGAGAATTGAATAGTGGAACATTTAATGGATCTGCTTTTGGTGGAGATGTTACTATTAACGAATCAACAGAAATATCTGATGGATTACACGTCAAGGTTAATCATGTGAATCATGGAATGAATTTTGATGATAACTTTGTTAGAATTGTAGGAATTCTTCCAGATGTTAAACCAACAAAACTAACAGCAGAATATTCCAAATCTTCTACAGATCCGATTTCGGTATCAAGTGGAACTGGAGATATATTCAACACGTTTGAAAATGTTTCTGTAGGATCAACTAATACTGGATTAATTCTGATTGGAGAGGAGATTATAGAATATACTTCTACATCAGCATCAACAATTGGTGGTAATATTTCTAGAGGAACAACTCCCAAAACTTATCCTATCGGTACTCCTGTTTATAAGTATGAATTGAGTGGAGTAAGTCTTGCAAGACTTAATAAAACACATGATCTAAATGATGTAACTATTGCAGATCCAATAAACCTGGATTCATATCATATTAAACTTGATATGTCAGAAAAACATGGAACATCAGGTCAATCTGCTAATGCGGATAGATCATCTTTAACGTCAGGATTCCCCAAATTATTCATAGGTGCAACTGATTCTACGGGTGGAAGTAATATACAGGCCACTAAGAATATTCCTTTCGAGATTATTAAACCAGCCGTTCATGGTATTACACCTGAAGGGACCACAATTACTGGTCAAATAAGAACCACTACATCACAAAGCATTAGTGGTAATGAAATTCCTTATGTTAATGTTGGGTTTGAAGATGTTACATTAAATGAAAATAATTATCTCGATTCTTCAAGAGCGATTTTCTCAAAAGTAAATGAAGATCGTAAATTAAGTTCCGTTGAGGGTAATAAATCTTTCCAAATGAAACTTTCACTTGGCACGGCAGATTCAAGATTAAGTCCCCAAATTGACCTTACTAGGGCACAGATTTATACAATATCCAATAGAGTCAATAGTAAAATTTTAAATTATGCCGAGGATTCTAGAGTAAATACAGTCTTTAATGATCCAAGTGCTTGTCAATACATTTCTAAAGAAATAACTATCGCAAATTCTGCATCTTCTTTACAAATACTAGCTGATGTACAGCTTCCAGCAGAATGTGATATTAGAGCATTCTATTGTATTAGTGGAGAATCTGGATTTGAACCTATATTTACACCATTCCCAGGATATCTAAATTTAAATTCTAGAGGTTTAATAATCAATGAGGAAGATAGTGATGGAAGAACTGATGTTCTAGTACCAAGTTCCAATAAGAGAGGATTTGGTATATCGGACACATTTTTTAGAGAACATAAATTCTCTGTAGATAATTTACCTTCCTTTAGATGTTATAGAATAAAACTTGTAATGACATCTACAAATCAAGTACTTGCACCTCAACTTAAAGATCTCAGAGTTATTGCTCTTGCATAATATGGAAATTTATACCGTAAATGGTCATAGGGATCTCGCAAGAGATCCTAAAACCAATACCATAGTTAATACGAATAATGTATCTTATGATCAATACATTGCTAGTCGTGAGGCTAAAAATGAAAAGAATCAAAAGATGCAAACAATTGAAGATGAAGTTGCTACCATTAAAGATGATATCAACGATATCAAGTCATTACTTAAGGAGTTATTAAATGGATCCAGATAGCATTGAACTAAGCAATTTGTCAAAACAATTTGCTTATACCAAATTAGCATCACAGATAGATAGTTGTGATGACCGCTATGAACTAAAGAATATTGCAAAATCTTTTTGCAAATTATACTATAAACAGCAAGAAACAATGAAACTTATAGGAATTGCAAATGCCGAGTAGAAGTATTACATTTAATCCTGATACAGGAGTACCTTATAGTACAAATTTGACCATTTATGGTGGTTCTAATTTTAGTACTACTTTTAATGTTACTGATGATGCAAATACTAATTTTAATCTAACAGGTTATAGTGCATCTGCTGCTATGGCAAAAAGTGTATCTGTTGGCGCAACTTTAGGTATTACAGAATCATTTACAGTAGGAATTACTAGTGCTATTGGTGGTAAGTTGGAAATTTCTTTATCATCAAATACAACCAGAAATCTTGCAGAAGGAAGATATGTATATGATGTTCTAATTAAAAGTGGATCCACAACTAATACATTAGTAAATGGTAATATAATGGTAGTCCCAGTAGTATCTGCAGCACCATAAATACATTTAGGAAACTAGAGAATAAATGGCTCAACCAGCAAGTAGAACAGATCTAGTTAATTACTGTAAGAGGCAGCTAGGTGCTCCTGTATTGGAGATAAATGTTGCTGATGAGCAGATTGATGATTTAGTCGATGATGCCCTCCAGTACTTCCATGAGAGGCATTTTGATGGAGTAGTTCAGACATATTTAAAATATAAAATAACTCAAGAAGATATTGATAGAGGTCAAGGGAGGGGAGGAACTAATCCTACTGGAATTGTCACTACAACTGCAAATGCATCCATTGATGGTGCTACTGTATCATTTTCATATGAAGAAAATAGTAATTATATCCAAGTTCCTCCAGCAGTAATTGGTATCAATAAAATATTCAGGTTTGATAGTAGCACAATATCTAATGGAATGTTTAGTCTTAAGTATCAGTTGTTTTTAAATGACATATATTTCTTCAATTCAATGGAGATGTTGTCATATGCAATGACAAAGACATATCTTTCAGATATTGACTTTTTATTAAACACTGAGAAGCAGATAAGATTTAATCAAAGGCAGGATAGATTATATCTAGATGTAGATTGGGCAAATGTAACCAAGGATGAGTATATTGTTCTAGATTGTTGGAGGCTTTTAGATCCAAACGATTTTGCAAGAGTTTATAATGATTCATTCTTAAAAAGATATTTAACTGCTCTTATCAAAAGACAATGGGGTCAAAATTTAATTAAATTCCAAGGCGTTAAACTCCCTGGTGGAATTGAGTTAAATGGAAGACAAATATATGACGATGCAGAGAGAGAATTAGATAAGATCAAAGAGGTAATGTCAAATACATATGAATTACCACCACTTGATATGATAGGCTAATGGTATTAAATCCTTTCTTCACTCAGGGCACTTCATCTGAGCAAAATTTAGTCCAGAGTCTAATCAATGAACAATTGAGAATGTATGGTGTTGACATATACTACATTCCAAGAAAGTACATGACTGAAAATACAGTCATAAGAGAAGTAGTACAATCTAAATTTGATAGTGCTTTGCCAATTGAGGCATATGTTGATAACTATGATGCATATTCTGGTGCTGGAGATGTTTTATCAAAATTTGGTATTGAATCTAAGGATGAAGTTAGATTAGTCATATCCAGAGAAAGATATGAAAATTATATTACACCACTAATCCAAGGACAAGCAAATATAAAACTTTCCACCCGTCCAA